CCTCATGAACTTAGACCATACTATCACTATAACGCGGGCGCATGTTGGCGTATTCCTGCATAGCGCTTCCGTTATCGCGCGGTCGTTGGTGAGACCAAAGTACTCGGGTGTACCCCATACAGTGACTACATATGGTCTCGCGTTATTGCGCACCATTACTCTCCAACCGTGACGCTTGCCATCGTCTGCACGGTAGAGTACATCTACGATTATCATCTTGCCCTCTTAACGCAGTGCGTCTACTTCACTCCAATGTGAGTCTGCCACATTGATGCCCATCAACCTAGCTGCTCGTATCACCTCGCCCTTGCCAACCCTATCGCGGTCCGTTGTTACCACGGTACCCACGATAATGCGTAGGTGATAATACTTCTCGTCTATAGGTCTTACCAAAAAGTGTCTGTCGGTACCTCCTCCTTTGGGAATCTCTTGCCACAGTATGGCGTCGGTAGTACTACGCGCCATTCCACGTTGCAGCATCATCTTGCTGCGTCCAATATAGCTAAACATAGTGCTGCTACAGTGTAGCGCCTGGAGACTCCAGGGCGCAAGTAGGGAGAAGGGCGGGGTGCTATCCCCGCCCTATACCCACTAGTCGGTACCGTTGGCCTTCGCCTTCCAGATACGGTACGTACCCGCCTCAGCGTTGTTGCGGGCAACCAGCCCAAGCTCATCAGCGTGGTTGAAAATCCAACCCACGTTCATGCTCTTGTAATCCTGGTCCTTCTCGCTCAACGTGGTCTTGGTCGCCTTAGCCCAATCACGGTGCAAGCGCTTCGCACGCTTGATAATGTTCTCAGGCTTGCCAGGACCATCGGCCACTGCCAGGTCCGACTTGGCGACCTCATGCATCGCCTGGTACGTAAAGTACCGCTTGCTGCCTTCGGTCGCAGGGTTACCCCAACCGCTGTTGTCCACGGCGGGAGCCTTGGGTTTCTTGGCCGTGCCGTTGGCCGACGCCTTCTTGGCGCGCGGGCGCTCCTCAGGCTCGTCCTCTTCCTCGTAGTCGGCAGCCGCACGCTTGGCGACGGGCTTGGCGGCAGGCTTGGTTGTGGTCTTCTTGGCCGTAGGCTTGACTACCACTTCCTCCTCTTCCTCTTCCTCCTCGTCGTCCTCGTCTTCCTCGTCCTCGTCCTCGTCCTCGTCCTCGTCGTCCTCCACGACTACGGGGCGCTTGGACTTGGCAGCAACGGGCGCTGCTTTCTTGGCGGCGGGGCGCTTGACGACAACCTCTTCTTCCTCTTCCTCTTCGTCGTCTTCGTCCTCATCCTCATCTTCTTCGTCGTCTTCCTCTTCGGCTACGACACGCTTGGTGGACTTCGGCGCGGCTTTCGCTGCGACTTTCTTGGCAGTACGCGGGGCAGGCTCTTCGTCCTCCTCCTCGTCCTCCTCATCTTCGTCGCCCTCGTCCTCGCCATCCTCGGCCTCCTCAGCCTCGTCCTCCTCTTCGTCTGCCTCCTCGGCAGCACCCGAACTCTGCTCCATTGCCTTGGCGCAGTCGGGGTGGTACGGGTCTTCGTCAATAATCACGGGCTTACCCGTGGTGATAGGCTTGTCACACAGCGTGCAAACCACCTGTGTCTTGCTCTTGCTCTTAGTTTCGGCCATAGTAGCCCGCTAGGTCTCCATTTCAGAAAGGCTGGTCATACTCGATTTCCTTTAGCATCTTGCGGTTCAACACCACACCAGCGACTATGGTGTTCAACTCCATATCTGGTACTTGTACCCCCTGCCTCTTAGCCTCCATAAGTATAGCCACCTGCCGCTTTCCCAAGCGTAACGACGTTGCTAGCTCATGCGCTCTTATACGCATACGCTTGCTCCGCATATACTTGGGGGCTTTTGGTGCCATGCCACACTTTACCAGCCCTGACTTCCGTTTGGCAAGGCCAACTGGAATAGCTGGTTCCACGTTTGCCGCAGGTTTACTGCGAACACGTTTCTTAGGTGCTGAGGTGATAGGGTGCTCGGCTACCCAGATAATGCTTGCTATCAACACAAGACCAAGTCCGAAAAGTATTGCCTCCACTACAGTGGTGCCAGGAACCCCTCCAAGCTCTCAACAATGCCTGCGGCTTGCTCCTCGTCTTCCACGTGCGCCCAACTAGCGTTACTCACCTCCGACAAGACGTACATCATAGCGGTACTTTCCGCCCAGAAATATGGCTTATCTTCGTGCTCATCGTATGCCTGCATCGATGGACACAACAGTGTCTCCACTGTCTTATACAGGCGTACCATAAGGTCTCCCGTACTAAGCACGAGGAATAGGTCTCCTCCTTGCCTAGCCTGGAACACTCTCTCGCCTGGCTTGTTACCAATCAACAAGCTAACCTCCTCTTAAGTTGTTCAGGTACAGCTACCCCACTTGGGGCGGCTAGGTACAGTGTAGGGGCTAGACCGTCGGCCCTGCAACCCTACTAGATACTGAGCGGGGCGTCAAATACGAAGTTGGTCGGGAACGGCTCGAACCCACCTTGCTCATTATACACGAGTATCACAAAGGGGTACCTGAGTCGTTGTCGTAACGCCTGCACAGCGACCACGTTGAAGTAGGAATGTCCAGTTACCAAGAAGAATATCCTACTTGAAGCCCAGATTCTATCCACACTAGCGCGAATCTCGGCGGTCACATCCAGGATATAGTCCCGTGTTAGTGGCCGCCGAGCCAGTGTGGAAAGAGGATAGAGTTCTACCTGGTCCTTAAGCCAACCCTCAAGGACCGTTTTATCATGATGGTGTGGAGTTGCTGAGACTACCGTCAGCACGCTCGATATCCTGGCGACGTGCCTTCTCCAGCTTCTCCCGCGTCTTGTTAGCCTTTGCCATCTGCTTGTGCAGCTTTCGATCGAGCCTGGTAATCTTCTCAGACAGAGCGTCTTTCGCCATTATGCTCTCACCTTCTTCTTGCGCACTGGAACGACGACTTCCTCTTCCTCTTCGTCATCATCCTCAACCTCAGCTACCTCTTCATCCTCCTCTTCCTCTGGCTCCTCTTCCTCACGCCTGGTAGCAAACAGCATGAGCACTTCGCCAAGCTCATCATCATAGTCGGTAACGGCCGTGAGATCGTAGCCTCGCACTCGCAACGGCTTACGCACACCTTCCCGAATTTTCACCTTCTCAGTCTTGCTGGCGACGGGGATGACAACGGCTTCCTCTTCGGCCTCCAGCCGAATCAGCCTGCGTACCAACTTCTCATACTCTGGGTTACGCGCACCAGGCACGCGCCCCTTCGGTACATCATCCCGCTTGATAGTACGCGCAATGGTTATCTTGCCATTACGCGACGGGGCCTGAGCAGGCTCATCGTCTTCATCTACCACGACGCGCCTTTTCATCTTCACCATTCTTTATCTCCCTTGCGGCGGCTTTTTGCTTTTTGCCACACAAGGGCAGTATAGCATGGCAGGCTTCGCGGCGGCAATTGGCAGTTTTGCCACCTAGAATTCCTTCGGCAGAATTTCTTCAGGATCCTTGGGCATACGTGCCAGTTCTATAGTCTCAGCGCCATCACTCCTGACCGTGTTGCCAACAGCGTTAGTCAGTTCAGTATTCAAGGCAGAGTACTCCATCTCGCTAATGTAACCAAACAACCTGAAGGCTTCAATCACCGTGCGAGTACCTTGCTCATTGCCCCTGCAACCAGCGAGTAACATTTGGACACACGCTATTACCCTGCCATCCCTAACCACTTATCGGCCTCCTCAGAAGGTACACCACATGATGATAGATCAAGATATGCCGCCTGCACCAGATTCATATACTTCTTATCTTTATTCCAACGCCATTGGCAATAGTTCCGCAACAAAGGTAGCCTGAGCTCACCATAGAGCGGAAGTATATCGTAAGCTCTCTCATCATGCCCGATTTTGAACTCTCGAAAGCTCTGCAACGTTGCTATCACATCAGTCCAATACAGCCCAACCAGATTCTCTAAATCTTTAAGAGTTGCTGGAGTGAACACCATACCACTTCTAACAGCACGCTCAGCAGCGAACAACTCACTAACGATCATATCGTTCGCCTGCATGGGCAATAGAAACGTCTCCATGTACTTGTACATGTCGAACAGTACGACTGAATTGCATTCGGCGTACTTGTCTTCATACACATGGAAACTATCTTGCACTATGAACATATGACCCATCGGAACGTTCAACGACGCAGCCACCCACTCCTGAACATGCGACCACTGTACCACATTGTATGGTATGCCCCAGACCGCATCATTGCTCCGTATAATCTGCATCCAGTCCAGCCTATCGTTTCTTATCATAGCATGTGCGTAGACATTGCAAGCTCTATCGTTAGTCTGACGTGTGTAATGGTCAAACCAAGGATGGCTGAGAACGATGCTGGCTTGTCGACTATCAGGGTCACGCCTTAGTGTCTCGATTACATGCTGCAACTGATCGACTTGCCTAACAGGCACGTCTTCAATACCTACTGCCTTGATAGCAGGCGCATTGAATGCCCGTAATCGCTCCCCATATGCAGCATTGAACCGTGTCACTCCATCCTGCCAATGCGGGGTACCTCGCGGTCCATCGCCCTGAATGTCAATAATGGCACTGTTGTAGAAGCGTAATGCCTGCGGGTCGTTCTGGCCCGTTATAATCTGGATAGCTTCAACAAGCGCAAACGGCAGATTAATCACTCTGCCGTGACAGCTCAAGATACGTTTACGTGGGTCTTGTATGAGACCAGTGGTGGGGTGTATCTCCTTCGTCTTCTTACCCCTGGGAGATGTCTCGGTACCTTGCCGCATCAATGCAGTGCATATCGTGGCATAGTAGTCGTTAACATTCTCCGTATCAAAATGCCAATTTCTAGGTTCTTTAGGCATGGGCCACCTTGCTACAGTATAGCAACTGGGAGTATCTTACTGCCAAACACAGGGAAGTAAACGTTGGACTTGTATGTATGCCCGTACCTGTTCGCTATTCGCATCTTACCTTTCCGCAACCTACCCTGCTTGACTAGATCCTCCAACATCTGCCATAGACTGTTCTTGTTCTGAAACTGTGTTACCAATGCCAGCTCTTTCGCAGTAAATGGTCCTAGGACAGAGTAGGCATAATCGCAGCACTTGTGATACAAATCATCGAGTGCTTTTTCCCGCCCAGATTTCTCAACTTCAAAGGGTATCTTCCTGTTGCACGAGTTTATAGTACGAGCGACATCGTAAGTAAGGGCGACAGAGTACCCCTCACAATAGTAGCCGCCTTTTCGCTCCTTCAGCAGCTTACAGTCGAAGCAACTGCTAATGTGCCAGGACACTTGCACCTGCCCAACTTCGCAGCTTCTGGTAATCCTCCTCTGTCATAAAGATACGCCAGTGTAGATGCTTGCCTCTACGACCATGCTGCCTGCGGTGGTACACAGCACATATAGCGACGCTGTCAGGGATCGTCACAACATCCTTGATGCCCTTTAGTATGCTACGTACACTACCGTAGCCCCCAAGCGAGTCTGTCCTCTTCACTTGGAATGCGTAAAGCTTGCGTCCTATCCACACGTTGTCCAGGATCGATCTGCTCTGGCTGCTGCGTATCGCTACTAGCTTGTACGGGATCTCCTCCCCCACCTTCCGCAGCTCGTTTTCCTTTACCTGCGACCAGGCTCTTCTTGTGCCTTTTCTTGCCCACGCCATGACCAGACCAATCAGGATGATACAAAACAGGCTCGACAGGTCCAGGGAAAGAACTTTGAAGACGGCCGTCTTTCCATAAGCCGTGGAGCTCTAAGAAGAGACGCCCTTTCATCACAGAGGGGGCATCTAACACTAGGTACACGATTGTGTGCCCAGAATGCTCGCCTAAGACGTTCGGCAACTCCTTTAGGGCATCCACGGGACGACGGGATTCCAAGTTTAGGAGAACGTAAAGTGGACTTGCAATGCAAGCAGGTCCACACGTCTTCCCTAAGGGTTTGGGCCATGAGGCCCCACTGATGGTAGCGCTCTCGGCTGGAGAGCCAGGGGTGCCTTCTGATGTAGTCATTGTAAGTGAACGTCACTCCTTGTGGTGGAAACTTGATAACGCATCCCAGACAGCGCTTTGGCTTGATCCGTACACCATCGTACCAGGTGAGCAATATAAAGCACGGTTTGGAACACACCTTACACGTTCTGGAGCTACCACTATCTGGTAGTGTGTAACCAGCCCTCTTCAGCAATTCGTACTCTGCTTCTCCTTGTAGGGTAGGCAGTCTCACAAGCTGCCCCATTGATCCGCCATAGCTTCAGCTATCCCAGGAAACGTAATACTCCGTATATGCCCACGGTTGACTGGATCTACATTGTCTAACCATCGTGTCTGAAAACGCTTGGGCACGTACTTGGTGGGTCTTAGTAAGGGTAGGTTCTTGAGCCATAGATGTGTCTTCTTTTGCTCTGCATCGCCAAACTGCCAGGGATGAATCATCTGGTCTGGTGTTCTTATGCGCGTGCTTATGAGACCCACAGGGTTCTCAACACAGATGTAGTATATGGGCGCATTCATCAACAAGCGCACGAATTCCAGTGCTTCTCGCGTCTTCCTCCTACGCCCTGGAGCGCGAAACCAGATAGCACCCGCTATAGCCAGGTACGTGCAGGGTGGGTGAGCAATCATCAAGTCCCAGCCATCGTAGAGTATGTCCCGCACGTCTCCACGGTAATGGTAGCCAGGGTTGGCCTCGCTGCGCAGCAAATCACAAGACACAGCAAAATGCCCTCGCTTAGCGAAGGCATCTCTTACCCGACCACTAAACTCACACGCTACCAGCACTCTCACCAGGGTGCCCATACCCTAGTGTAGCTGTCGCGTTAGTCTCGGTGCAACCCCATTGCTGAGCAATTACTGAGCAGTCTACGTGCCACCGCCACGACCAGAAGCTATCCTCATTTCCGCCATCCGCCACATACTCTCACGATCCAGCGCGTTGACGTACATCTGGAAATCTTTAGTCAGCGCGTCGAGAGCTTCCTCCAAGCGCATGAGATTGTCAAGCTCACGCTCCATCTCAGCAATACGCTTGCTAGCCTGAACCTTACCCCAGAGGGCATCAACGTAAACCTTAGAGCTACGCTCAGGGGCAAATATGCGGAAGAGCCTCTTCTTAGCCCTATCCGTCTTACGTTCCTGCGCTTTGCGTTCTCCACGAGTAATCCCTAGTAGTGCATTCACACGCGCAAACTGCGCGGCCCAATATGATTGTAACGAGCGCAGCTCTCGTGGTTGTATACGAGTGATATCGGTGGGGAATGCGTCTTCCTGAGATATGTCGGGCAGCTGCGAAGGAAACGGTATCTGTAACCGCGCCAGTGTTTCCAGCAGTTCTGTGCGCGGGACCACCATCTCCATGCGCTGGATCATGGTCGGACTCAGCGGGGCTACCGCTGCCAGATTTGTATGATCCTTAGTTTTCATCTAACCAGACCTTAGGACAATCTGGTGTAGAGCATTTCGCCAGAATGCCATCTGGAAGATCATTGCCACGATTAGTCTGCACTACACCACCACATCTAGGGCAAACCAGCGCAACCACAAAACCTCTACGATTACCCATCAACTGAGCCTGGTTCAATCTTTCTTTGTCCTGTTGGGTTAAGACAAGTTCATCTTTCTTAACACCTTTGACGTGAAGACTACGAGTACTTAGTTGTAGATTCAACTGTGTCCAACCACCAATCGGATACAGAGCAGGTCTCTTCAAAACAGGCTTGGTTGCCACAACACCAATCTCCCAGATCTATCAAGTTGTCTAATATAGAATGGTATGTAATTTGGATCATACCATCTCTTGTTTTGCAGGATCTTATTGACTTGATGTCGTGACACCCCAAACTTACGTGCAATCACAGGCATTCTAATACGCTTACCTAGCACCCTAATTCTGGTCACATCACTCCAAGTCAACTTACGTCTGTAATTATACAACCTGCGCTGCTCAATAGAGATTGAAGTGCTGACTCGTCCGCCCTCTGCCACATTGTAGCCATTAGGTATCAATGTATTGAATTTTCTGATGAAGTGAACCTCTAACCTGCACGCTTGTTCTAGCGTTAGATTAGATGCCAACACCCTTACGTCGAACTGTCCTAGTCCGTGTCTGCGCAGCGCCCGTCCTATTACGCTCTTTGGATTTCTGTAATGTCGACCTACTCGCCACCAAAGATCCCTCCTCGTCAACCCCACGTATGCCTTGCCCGTTCTGTACGTCAGCTTGTAGAGGAGATAACTTCCTGGCATTCCTCTTAGCCGCCGCTCTTAAGTGGCAGTATCTGCATCCCTCAATTCCTTCCGACGAACTTGGGTCCACATGTTTCTTATAAATACCTCGAAGATGCCAGCAAGCATGACAGAGTGTTAACCATCTCTTTCCTACTTTATGGTATTGTGGTATATCTTTGTCGGTTCTATTTGTGTAGTAATACTTTCTCTCACCACACAAGGCACAGATATACCTACTAATCTCGGTTTCTATAGGGTCATGTGTAGATAAGAACTTGCCAGGATGTTTTACCTGCCACTTCTGTCTACGCTTGTGTAGTCTCAACCAGCGCATCTTTTGCTGTATCTGTAGCTGTACCATTGGTACTTACAGTATACCTGCTGGAGAAGTCCACTTGCCAGTTGGCAAGAGTAGGGGGAGGAGCGCTCCTCCCACCTCTCTTTTCACGGGTTGCCTCACTAGGTAAAGAGACTCCTTACGTGGGTATCCTACCCGCAGCCGCGCATCATTTACCCTGTTGGGTGAAACGTAGACAGTTCAGGTTCTGACGGCAGTTCGCAAACATGCGATCTCCAGGCTGAACATGGCCCGTCGTATCCATACTGCAACCATGTGCAGGAAGGGTACCTTCTCTACGGTGCTTACGCAAGATCTTGTACTGAGCACGAAGCTGGTTGATCAGCACCATATCCCGTTTGATGGGCAGCTCAAAGTACTCTTGCGTATTCTTGTTCTCGAACCACAAGATCCCCTTGTTGATATGGAGCGCCTGCATGTAGTTG